TTACGGAAAAGGAAATCGATGACGATGCCCTTTTCGATGAGGAGTACGAAAACGCCTGCGAATTTGAATGGGAGTGCCAGACCGGACGGTAACCCAAAACCCATAGCCCAAGACCAAAGCCCCGAAAGGGGCTGCGGCTCGTACAGCCGCTGTGTTGCCCTGTCCGGCGTAGTTTTGTTTTCTCCGAGTGGTTTTCCCTTTCCTACAAATGCCCCACACAGGGCGGCACAAAGGCTCTTGTTTCGTTGGTGTATGATACACAAAAAAGTGCCGAAATTCCATCGTTTTTTTCTGTATGTTTAGCGGCTTGCAATCCTTGAATTTGTATGGTAACATGGTTACAATGGGAATAGAATCTCGATTAAAAAACGGCCTCATGAGGGCGTTAAAATAAACGATGCAGACTTGCTTTTTGGCAGGTCTTTTTTGTTGGGGGGTGAGAACAATGGCAAGATTTAAACCAACACGTTTTATGGCGGAGGATTCCAAGTACAACAAAAAGGAGGCAGACTATGCCGTTTCTTTTATTGAGTGTCTGAGCCATACCAAAGGCACATGGGCTGGAAAAAAATTTGAACTGCTGGACTGGCAGGAACAGATTATCCGTGACTTGTTCGGAATCTTGAAACCGAATGGCTATCGGCAATTTAACACGGCTTACATTGAGATTCCGAAGAAAAATGGAAAGTCAGAACTTGCCGCTGCGGTTGCCTTGCTGCTCACCTGCGGTGACGGCGAAGAACGTGCCGAGGTGTATGGCTGTGCTGCTGACCGACAACAGGCTGCCATTGTTTTTGATGTGGCTGCTGACATGGTGCGAATGTGCCCTGCTCTTTCCAAACGAGTAAAAATTCTGACCTCACAGAAACGTATCGTGTACATCCCGACCAACAGCTTCTATCAGGTGCTTTCGGCAGAAGCCTACTCCAAGCACGGTTTCAACATTCACGGGGTTGTGTTTGATGAACTACATACGCAGCCGAACCGAAAGCTGTTCGATGTTATGACCAAAGGCTCCGGCGATGCGAGAATGCAGCCACTGTACTTTTTGATTACCACCGCCGGAACTGATACAAATTCAATCTGCTATGAAGTCCACCAGAAAGCGAAGGACATTCTGGAAGGCAGAAAGCACGATCCGACTTTCTATCCTGTCATTTACGGTGCAGATGAATCGGAAGACTGGACGGATCCAAAGGTGTGGAAAAAAGCAAATCCATCCCTCGACAAGACAATCGGTATGGATAAGGTGGTGGCTGCGTGTAACTCTGCAAAAGAAACTCCCGGCGAAGAGAACGCCTTTCGGCAACTGCGTTTGAATCAGTGGGTAAAACAAGCGGTACGTTGGATGCCGATGGAAAAGTGGGACAAATGCAAGGTTGCTTTTGATGAATCCGAACTCGAAGGAAGAATCTGCTACGGTGGACTCGACCTTTCCAGTACCACAGATATTACAGCTTTCGTGCTTGTTTTTCCTCCAACAGATGAAGATGAGCATTATTACGTTCTGCCTTACTTCTGGCTGCCGGAAGAAACGTTGCCTTTAAGAGTTCGCCGTGACCACGTTCCCTATGATGTGTGGGAGCAGCAGGGTTATCTGAAAACAACGGAGGGCAATGTTGTCCACTATGGCTTTATCGAAAACTTCATCGATGAACTGGGGCAGAAATTCCATATCAAAGAAATTGCTTTTGACCGTTGGGGTGCGGTGCAGATGTCACAGAATCTGGAGGGACTTGGTTTTACGATGGTGCAATTCGGGCAAGGATACAAAGATATGTCACCGCCGACCAAGGAACTGATGAAGCTGACCTTGGAACAGACACTTGCCCACAACGGACACCCTGTTTTAAGGTGGATGATGGATAACATTTTCATTCGCCGTGACCCTGCCGGAAACATCAAGCCGGACAAAGAAAAATCCACAGAGAAAATTGACGGTGCGGTTGCCCTGATTATGGCTCTTGACCGTGCAATTCGCTGTGGATTGGGTGATTCTGGGGCGAGTGTTTATGATGAGAGGGAGTTGTTAGTTTTATAATTATTGTAAATTTGGAAAATGATTGTTTAAGATTAACGATTAGATAGCAAGAACTTATTTAACAAGTGTTTATTCCACTCATCTTCACAAATAAAGCTTAGCACAGCCGAATCAAAAGAAAGAAGGTATGAATTTTGATCAAATATAATACTCTTCTTTCTATTTACAACTTGCTTGTCAACAGAGCCAACATAAAGCATATCAAAGATATCGTTCTTTTTGAGTTTCTGACCCCGTTCTAACCAAGCACTAAGAAGTGTTTTTATGTATTTAGCTTGATGCTTTGTATATCCCTTTTCCCTGAAAATATCAGGGATTCTTGTTTTAGCTTCCTGTAGAAAAGTAGAGTCAGTAGCAAGAGCGTCAACAACAATTCTCATTATGTGGTCTTCATCAAAACCACTATTGCGTGCTTTTTGAGCTGAATTACACATTACCGTGTATAAATCTTGTTCATTTTCCAAGAACTTCGTCACCGTGTCAATAATCATTTGAAAAATAACACAGTTTTGAACAAGCAATTCCATATATTTTTTCTTTAAATATTGCTGTGATTTATTATTATCCGCATACCCGTCTTTAAGAGATTTAGTTAATTGTGAGGTGTGGTCTTCTTTCATTTCATTTAAAAAATCATTGCCTAAATAGTGCAAGACGTTTCCCCTGATATCATCAGTTAATGAAGAAATAGATTTAAGGTAATAATCCGCATACAATAAGCTGATTGTTTGAAGGAACACATATGCGTGTCGAATCTCTATTTCTATCTTTACATCAAGCAATTTATACGCATATTTTTTTAGTGTATCTCTTGATGCACATAATTGTAGAATGGTTAGTTCGTCCGATGTAAAGCAGTGATTAGGTAAATTATTCAGAACCTTTATATTTTTATCTTTTATGAATGAAAGAATGTTCTTTATATCATCCGGATAATCTCTAAAATGGACAACTATCTCCATAAGCACAGAAGCAGGTAAACTCAAATCAGTACGGATATCTAAATAATTACATAGTTTATTTACATCAAGGTTAGGATCACTTAGAGGTAAATGCAACATATCCCTACCATAATACCAATAAATGGCGTTAGCGTCTAAATATATCATATTGCACATCCTTTTTATAAAAATTACAACTTAGCTAAATCTAATACCCAGATTTACTATATTATATCACATCTCACCGAAAAATTCAATCCTGAAAGGAGCGTGATCCCCATGAGCATTTTCAAAGGACTTTTCAAAAGCCGCGATAAGCCCCAGAACAGCTACGACAGCCCGTCCTACACCTACTTTTTTGGACGAGCGCACAGCGGCAAACGAGTGGATGACCGAAGTGCCATGCAGCATACTGTTGTGTACGCCTGTGTAAGAGTATTGTCGGAAGCAATCGCACAGTTGCCTTTGCATCTATATCAATACACTGAAAACGGAAAAGAGCGAGTGCCGCAGCACCCGCTCTATTTTTTGCTCCACGATCAGCCAAATCCAGAAATGACATCATTTGTTTTCAGGGAGACCTTAATGTCCCACTTACTGATTTACGGTAATGCCTATGCACAGATCATCCGAAACGGCAGAGGTGATGTTTTGGGATTGTATCCGCTGATGCCCGACAAGATGAAAGTTGACCGTGATGAAAAAAACCGCCTGATATACATTTACAGCTGTTACGATGAGGCAAATCCCAATTTGAAAGAACAGGGCGACATCATTCTTTATGCTGATGAAGTCCTGCACATTCCGGGACTTGGATACGATGGATTGGTGGGATATTCACCCATCGCACTTGCGAAAAATGCGATCGGTATTTCTATCGCCTGTGAGGATTATGGTGCGTCTTTTTTCGGAAATAACGCAAATCCAAGTGGTGTGTTAGAACATCCTGGAGTAATCAAAAACCCTGATAAATTAAGAGATGCATGGCACAGAGCCTATGGCGGAAGAAATGCACATAAAGTTGCTGTTCTGGAAGAAGGCGTAAAGTTTACACCGATCTCAATTCCGAACAACGAGGCTCAGTTTCTGGAAACTCGTAAATTTCAGATCGAAGAAATTGCAAGAATGTACAGAGTGCCGCTCCATATGATCGGTGATCTTGACCATGCAACATTCAGTAACGTAGAACATTTATCCCTTGATTTCGTAAAATACAGCCTTGACCCCTGGATCGTTCGATGGGAGCAGTCTTTGCAGAAAGCACTTCTTTCTGATTCTGAAAAAGGGCAGTATTTCGTGAAATTCAATGTGGACGGGCTTTTGCGAGGCGATTATGCTTCCCGTATGCAGGGCTACGCTACCGCAAGACAGAACGGTTGGATGTCCGCGAATGACATTAGAGAACTTGAAGATATGAATATGCTTTCTGAGGAAGAGGGCGGAAATCTATACCTCGTAAATGGCAGCTTTACCAAACTTGCTGATGCAGGTGCATTTGCAAATCAAAATTCAGAAAAGGAGGAGAAAACCGAATGAAGAAATTCTGGAACTTTATCCAAAACGAAGATACATCGGAAACAGAGCTTTTGTTTAACGGTCCTATCTCTGAAGATACTTGGTGGGGCGATGAAGTGACACCTGCTTTGTTTCGTGATGAACTATCAAAAGTTAGCGGAAACTTGACAGTCTGGCTTAATTCACCAGGTGGCGATGTGTTCGCTGCAAGTCAGATTTATTCTATGCTGAAAAATCATAAAGGCAAGGTTACCGTGAAAATTGACGGCATTGCTGCCTCTGCTGCTTCTGTTGTGGCAATGGCAGGTGATGAAACTTTGATTGCACCGACTGCTCTAATGATGATCCACGACCCCAGCACTTGTGCTATGGGAAACAAGGCGGATATGGAAAAAGCTATCATCCTACTTGATGAAGTCAAAGAGAGCATTATTAACGCCTATGAAACCAAATCTCATCTCAGCAGAAACAAAATTGCGAAGCTGATGTCCGATGAAACATGGCTCAATGCAAAAAAGGCTCATGAAATGGGATTTGTGGACGGGATTCTGTTTGCAGAGAAGAAAATGCCTGTTGTTCCTGAAGAGGAAGAACAGGATGAAGAAGAAAAAGAAGATACACTGACCGCAATGACCTATTCCAAATCGAAGAATCTATCTGCATTCTTATCTAAAGTATCTGCATCAGCAGAACCTGTCAAAGGCACACCGATTGACCAGCTTGAAAAAAGGCTGGCATTACTGAAATACTAAGGAGGATTTTAACTATGGCTATGACGATTAAAGAACTCAGAGAAAAGAGAAAGAAGGCTTGGGACACTGCCCGTGATTTTCTCGACAGCAAGAGAAATGCAAACGGCGTGCTCAGTGAGGAAGATTCCAAGACCTATGATGCAATGGAACAGACGATTGTAGACCTTGGAAAGGAAATCCAGCGTCTGGAAAGACAGGCTGAAATCGAAGCCGAAATGAACAAGGCAACTTCCACTCCTGTTCTCGGCAAACCTGCAACTCCGAATGTAACGGAAAAGACAGGTACAGCAAGCGACACCTATAAAACAGCATTCTGGAACAGTATCAGAAACCGTAACTGGATCGATGTCCATGATGATTTGCACATTGGTACAGATGCAGAGGGCGGCTATCTTGTTCCAGATGAGTTTGTGCGCCTGTAAAAGGCGATGTTTACAGTAGATTAGGCTCTACACCGCACAGCAGAGCGGTTGTCA